AACAATTCTGGTTTATAATCGCATGTATTTTACCAAAGTCCCTGGAGGTTGAAAGTTTTTTGAAAGGGGATCGATGGAGGTTGGGAGTTTGATTTTTGGGAAATGGAAAAAGGTGTAAGGGGGGGAATTGGTGGGTTGTGGGTGTATTTATAGGTGGTTCATGAGCTTCCAGATCTCTTCGTAGGTGGAGACTTTCTCCTTGGATCGACCTACTTTCTTGGACAGAGGTTCCAACCAGCGTGCATCGACTGAACCGATAATGGCTTCATTTAGGAAGGACACCCAGATGTCCACAACACCTGGTTGATTCGTCGCAATGCTCCAGGCCATTGGACCGAGAATGTATTTTGGCGACCAGAACCTCATTAAGAAGTTCTGTCGGAAGACGGGCGATACCCACTCGGATCTAAAGGTCTCAGAACATGTTGCTCGTTGGAAGATCTCCTTCATCGTTTGAACGTTTTTCGCAAGGTTCTCTTGGGAGAATTCGCCTTGGAACACTCGGTCAAATGGCTTTCCGTTGATCAAGAGATTGTAGATGACCGCTAGGGATACGAGCGTATCCTCCTTCTTGTCTCGTTCGTCAGCCAACTCGGGAGAGCATCCTACGAGTTCTTGGAGGAAGGTTCCAAGGCTGTAGTCGTCTTCGTCGGTAGTTGGTTCATTGATGATGTGCTTGATGACTGGGAACGTCGACAAGAACGGGTTGACAAACGGGTCTGTTTCGTCGCAGATCATGGCTTTGAGGAGGTGACCTTCAGTGTGGACGACAGTGGATGTGTTGAGCTCCTTGTACCAGTCGATCTCTTCCTTTTCAGAGAGGCCTTCTCGCATCGTGAAGAGGATCGGATAGCGGTCGAACTTCATTCGGACTGCGTCAGGTAGGACGTGAACTAGGTTGCGTCGGCGAGGGGTCTCAAGTTCTTGAGCAGGGATTTGGTTGTAGTAGTATGTGTGTTGTCGTGGGTCTGTAGGGTCCCCAGAGAGAGCCTCGATACCGAACTTGTTGGAGACGAACGCAAGGAGAGTTCGGAACCGATTGTTGCCGTTGACGGCACGGTCGGAGCCTCGAGTGACTCCAGAACGCCTGGAAATTGCCACTGGGTCTGTGCGAAGCTCACCTAGCAGGAGGACAGAGATATAGCGTTTCTGTTGGTCTTCCTTCCATTGGTTCTTGCGTCCGAAGCGTAGGTTGGTGTCGATCATGCCATCACGAAGGTCTTGGATGACTGTGCGAACTTCACGTTCGACTGGAGCTGAAGGGTGTTGGCGGCTGCCGTCGTTGAATTGAGAGATTGAGACTGTTGAAGTAGACATTGTATAGTGTATTGTGGGGGAGGGGGAATATTATCCGTTTTGAAAATGACAAATCCGTTTTGACACCGAATCGCATAGGGTTCCTATTGGACCCAATTTTTGGATCTGTAAAAAAATGGGCCTAACAAGGCTTTAGACGATCGGTTCGAGTTGGTCGACGATGGTCATGAGGAATTCAGTGTAGGCTGGGTAGTTCTTGAATTCATCCATTGGGTGTTTGAGCACTGTTTCAAAGAAGTCTGCGATGCCGATGAGTGTCACAGTGTCATAGGTCTTAGCCATGAGAACTGGAACCTCATTCGTGCGCAAGTATCGCAGGGACACGAGGTAAGGTTGGATAGTCTCAGTTGAGTGGACTTTCACAAGCTCAGCACCTACTGCAGTGACTTTGTCGATGGTGGCTTTGCGCTTCTCTGTATCCAAGTTGATATTGGACTTGAACTCTCCATACACAATGGTTTGGCTGATGCGACGTAACCAGTCTAACTGGTGTGCGCCCTTTTGAACCTTCTTGGGACGAAGGTCTTCTGCCTGTATGTGTGCGGTTGCATACAGGTTGACGATGGATTCCAACTCGTTTCCGAGCCGGATGTTGGTGGACTGTGAGACTTTGCGAGTCAGGAGAGAGCACAGACTTGAAGCGTCCTCGGTGGACTTGGGCTTCAGATTGGAGATGTAGGTACGGACGATTGCTGAATTGAGGAAAGAGTTAGACATTTTGGGGGTAACTCGATTGAGTTGTCCAAGACAAATCCGTTTTGAAACAAATGAAAACGGAAGAACTAAAGAGAATGCATAGTTCAAGTATGCTTCCATTGATCAAATGGAGTGGCGGAAAGCGTGATGAACTGACACACATTCTCCCACATGTTCCCCCATTCAAACGATACATTGAGCCGTTCATAGGAGGTGGAGCAGTGTTCTTTCACTTGGCACCTCAATCGGCAGTCATTGCAGACGTTCATCCCGATTTGATCGCATTATACAAATCCATTGCAGCCGGTCAAGGCAACGAGATCCATACGTTCATGGAATCGCATCCCAATGAAAACGATGAATACTATCGTGTGCGCGACGACTTCACACCGACAACCGACCTGGAGAAAGCGTGCAAGTTTTATTACGAGCGAAAAACCTGTTACCGAGGGATGCTTCGATACAACAAAAGTGGCAAATTCAATATCCCCTTTGGACGCTACAAGAAGGTCAATTACGAAGATTTGAAGGATGGGAGATATGAAGAACTCTTGAAACGAACTGACATTCGATTAGGAGGATTTGAAGAGATCTTTCGAGACTTTAACGATCCTGACAACTTTGTGTTCTTGGATCCACCGTATGACAGCACGTTCACCGATTACGGATACTGCACGTTTGGACGGGAACACCATGAACGACTTGCAGAGTGTTTCAAGACTACTCGGAACAAGTGCTTAATGATCATTGGCAAGACTCCACTCATCGAACAGCTCTACGATGGATACATTCACGGTGAGTTTGACAAGAAGTATGCATTCAAGCTTCATTCGGGTCGAGTAGGAGATGAGATCAATACGAAACATTTAGTGATTAAAAACTATTAAAACGGATCCATCTATTTCAATCGACTAACATTTCACAATGCAGAACTTCCCACTTCACTATTCTAAACTCGAACGCGAAATGTTAGCAGATGCCTATCAGGCAATTACAGCCTGTGACCTTTGGGACTGGATGAAGAACTATACTCCAGACAAAGGTTTCGTGTTTTCAAGCCATCCAAATCTTGACCGTATCAATGCAGCTTTGAAGTATACTGGACACAGTGGAACTTCCTATGGATGGATGATGCGAACCATGGAGAACATTGCCAAACTTGGATGGAACACTGCTTTGAATCCACCCTGTCCGTGCCGCGAAGCAAAAGGATTAACTTCTGGTTGGTGCGGTGTAGCCGGTGGAGGCGTGCCAGGTTGCGATCATTGATTTACAAATGTCCTACGATAGAGTGTAATGTCTATCCTCTCCCATATGTTTAGACCTTCCTATCTACGTGAGCCACCTGCCTTCTTCCATCCTCGGATCCTCGTCGGTCCTGGGGTGTTTTTGACTCCAGCCTTTGTTGAGAAATATGGCATAACTCATGTCATCAATTGTGCACACGATGAGTTTTCACCTCCATGGTGGAGAATGAGGTTTCCCCTCAAATATGAAGTGATTAATGCAGTTGATTCGCCTTTTGTGAACATACTCTCATGGTATCCATTGTTTGAAGAGACTATGCATAAGTTCTTACGTGAAGGAAGTGGAATGATCTACGTTCATTGTCAAGCAGGTATGAACCGATCGGCTTCACTTGTTCTCGCTTATTGTGGACATCACTTTCACGTTGACACCAAAGATTTGATTGCGTCAGTTCGTCGGCAAAGACCGTGCATTCTTCAGAATAGAACCTTCATAGACCAAGTAGAAGAGTTTGTAAATGGACGTGTTTAAAGTGAGAAAGGCTCGAGAGTCACATTCGGTTCCAAACGCAACCGGTACTCTGGATTCTCTTCATCAGGGGATTGTTCAGACGTTAAAAGAGACGAAGACAATGCAGAGCACTCTGAAAGCCGAGTATGACACCTTGAAAGCCGAGATTGAGACACTCCATTTGAACAATGAGATCGACGACATTGTCAAAGCAACCCAACTTCAAACTCGAATTCGAGAGATTGAAGAGGAACTCGAACATGTGCATCCAGTTCAAGAGTATTACTTGAAAAACATGGACTTGCTAGACGAGTATTATCGTAAGCAAGATACGACTACCACTATGCAAACGTTACAACCCAAAGATACGTCCACCTTCATGAGATTTTTCAATGGAGGAATTCCAACGGATACTGGACCCAGTCGCAAACAGATGTTTGACGAATACGTTCAGCGTATGAAGTTGTCGAATGGTCCAGAGATCGTCCAGTTGTTAACCGAACATTGTATTCAATGCAATGTGGCTCGTGAAGAGATATCATCCGAAGGTATTTTGGTCTGTCCACGATGTGGTTCAGAAGAATACTCATTGGTCGTCTCCGATTTCCCAAGCTTCCGTGATCCACCGAAGGAACGCAACAATTATGCATACAAGAAGATCAACCATCTCAATGAGATCTTGAACCAGTTTCAAGCAAAGGAGTCTACTATCATTCCAGAAGATGTCATGAATGAAGTGATCTTGGAAATCCGTAAACGTCGCATTGACAACATTGCAGACTTATCAGAGGACGATATACGACAGATTTTAAAGAAGCTGAATAGATCTAAGTATTATGAGCACAGGGCCCACATCCTCTCTCGACTCAATGGAAATCCGCCTCCCACCATTACCCCTGAAATTGAAGAGAAAATACGAGCCATGTTTCAAGATATTCAAGCTCCTTTTCTGCTTTACTGCCCGAACGACCGCACGAACTTCTTGAGCTACTCGTACATCCTCTATAAGTTCTTTGAGCTGTTGGAGTTGGACGAATATAAGGTGTTCTTTCCGTTGTTGAAGTCTCGTGACCGGCTGATAGCCCACGATCAAATCTGGAAAAAGATCTGCGATTACTTGAATTGGGAGTTTATTCGGAGCGTATGAATAAATGGATAATGATGGTTTGAAGGTACTGATTGCCGTCGACGTCCAGAACTGCTTCATTCACGGAGGCAGTCTGGGGGCGCCGCTGGCTGAAAAGGAGGACTCTGTCGATTACAAATCGGCTAGCGACTACAAGGGCGGTGAGGCGTCGATTCAGCAGGCAAAGGACATCTTCCAGCTGATGAAGGGAAAAGATGTGGTTGTGATCACTCGTGATAGCCACCCGAACAATCACAAGTCGTTTGGAGTACAGGGGGGTATATACCCCGAACACTGTCGCAAGTCAAAGGTGAGCATCAAGCCCAAATTCAACGACCTTGAGGGTGGTGCCACGTTCAACGGACAGCTTATTGCTGGCCCCGACCCAGCCGTTGCATTCGATATGGTTGCAGAGTCTTCTGAGGATAAGGCACTTCTGGCAAAGATCAAGAAATGCGACATGAACATT